TGGCACGGATGTGCAACAACTAACACTCTATACACATTACTACCCAATTATTCTCTTATTATCTAACTTGCACTCAGTTTAGGCAGTACCATTGCCAATAATAACTACTTTATTGCCCTTTATCGAAAGTCTGAATGGTACTCAGATAAGTAGGTAAAGGGCTTTTTTATCAAACAATGAACATAACCATATTTAGGAACTTTAACGAAGTATCCGCAGCATATCATCGGGATGTATTTGACATCCTAAATCGTATCAAGGAGGGCAAATCACGGGCTATCATTGATGAGATAGAACGCAGCACCGACAAGGATAGGCAGAAGCAACTTAAGAACACCTTACCTGCTATCTTGTTTAGCGGTACATTCACCCAACGCAATGCCGTAAGCATAATAGAGCATTCGGGGCTTATATGCCTTGACTTTGACAATTTTGATACACCTGAGCAGATGAACCAGTACAGGGAGTCGTTTATAGCTGACCCTTATACTTTTGCTTGTTTCCTATCCCCAAGAAGAAATGGATTGAAGGTATTGGTTAAGATACCAAAGGATATACCTAACCATAAAAGATACTTTGATTCCTTGAAGGATAAGTATAATTCACCATATTTTGACATCCATTGTAGCGACATCTGTCGGATATGCTTTGAGTCTTATGACCCTAATATTTTTATCAATCAAGATAGTTTAGAATGGAATGAATTAAAAGAAGTTGATATCTACGAGGTTACTGAGGAAATAAGAATACCCATTAAATCAGATAATGAGATAATCAGTAGATTACTGAAATGGTTTAATAAGTTCTCAATGTCATCGGGGGAGAGGAATGCTAACCTATTCAAATTAGCATCAGCCTTAAATGATTATGGCATCAGCCGTAACGAAGCTCTAAGAGTGTGCCTACAATTTCAGCAAAAGGACTTTACCGAAAGGGAGATTGATACAACGGTCAAAAGTGCCTACAAGAAGACTTCACAGCATCACACTAAGTTCTTTGAGGACATACACACCAAGAAACGAGTGGAGGAGTTGATAAGGTCGGGTAAAGACATTAAGATAGTTCGTAAGTCATTCCCTGAACTAAACGATGAGGAGTTCGATATAGCGGTAGAATCAGTAAAGGATAATATCAGCGTTACTGACTTTTGGGAGTACACCGCTAAGGGGAATGTGATAGTTCAGCACCATAAGTTTAAGTCCTTCTTACAAGAACATAACTTTTACAAGTATTACCCTTCCAATGCTGGGTTTATCTTTATCAATATCTTCGAGAATCTTATAGAAGAAACCAATAAGGACAAGATAAAGGACTTTGTTCTGCACTATCTTGAGAATACCGATAACATTGGTATGAAGCCCTTTGATTTTATGGCAGGGAATACTAAATTCTTTACCTACGATTACCTATCGTTCTTGAATACTAAGGATGTTACACTATTGGAGGACACCCAAGATGAGGCATACTTGTACTATCTCAACAAAGTGGTTAAGGTATCAAAGAATAAGGTTGAAGAGATAGACTATATTGATTCGGGAGGTTATGTATGGAAGAATCAAATTATCCAAAGGGAATACAAGAAAGCCGATAGTAGGGGATGTGTTTATGAGAGATTCATTCAATATGTCGCAGGAAGCGATACGGAACGATTTAAGAGCATTAAGTCGGTTATAGGGTACTTACTTCATTCTTTTAAAACAAGCGCAAATAACAAGGCTATAATCCTCAATGATGAGACTATCAGCGATACACCTAATGGAGGTAGTGGTAAGGGGTTATTCAGTAATGCCATTAGCAAGATGAAGAAGTTAAATAGCCTTGATGGTAAGATATTTAGCTTTAACGACCAATTCAAGTACCAAACTATTTCAACAGATACTCAAGTACTGGTGTTTGATGATGTTAAGAAGCACTTTGACTTTGAGAGCCTGTTTAGCCTTATCACTGAGGGGATAACGATAGAACGCAAAGGACAGTTAGCTATTAAGCTACCTGTAAACAAGTCTCCTAAAATTCTTATCAACACGAACTATACTATCGGTGGTGCTGGGGGTTCGTTTGATAGAAGGAAATTTGAGGTGGAATTCAGTAGCTATTTCAATGCTAACCACACCCCATTGCAGGAGTTCAACCACTTGTTATTCGATGAGTGGTCACAGGATGAGTGGTCAAAGTTTGACAATTTTATGATAGAGTGCGTTCAGTTTTACTTTGAACATGGGTTGATAGCATCGGAGTTTAAGAATTTAGAGGTGCGTAAATTCATTAGCAAGACATCAAACGAGTTCTATGAATACACTTTGGATGCTGAAAATATGCCATCAAACACAAGGATATATTCTAAAAAGTTCTTTGATGATATTATTGATGAGTACCCCGACCTAAAGAAGTGGTTAACTCAGAAACGCTTGAAGATGTGGATTGATAATTATGGGTTATTCTACGGAAAGAGAATAATCTACGAAAAAGACCATGTCGGTAGATACTTTGAGGTAATAACCAATGAACCGCCAAAACATAAAGATTTGGATGAATTTCCTTTTTGATAAAATAATTATTTGGTGAATTGAAAAGTAATACTATCTTTGCCTTCTAAACTTTACAAAATGAAACACTCAAAACCTACACTACTGACCAACATTCTTATTCTTTTATGGGGCGCATCAATAGCTGCCGCAATGATTGGGATAAGCTATGTATTTATCACCATCGCTAATATCTTTCAATAATGACAACCACCAAACCTACAAGAGGTAGACCTAAAAAATACAAACAAGGTACTAAGTTGATGACTATTACAAGGTCAGTACCTGCGGAATTGATACCTTTTATTGATATCGCAATCAGCGAACTAAAAGAAAAATTGCTGAAATCGGGTAAAACTTAGTAACTTTGCGTATATGGCAGCACCTAAAGGCAATCAATATGCACTTGGAGTAAGTGGCAAACCTAAAAGATTTAAGACTCCTGATGAGTTATTAGATGCTTTTACAGCATATAAGGCGGAAGTAAATAATAATCCGTGGCTTAAACACGAAGCCATAAAATCAGGTGAATTCTCAGGGCAATTAATATCTATACCACTCCAAAGACCATACACATTAAAAGGCTTTTCAGTATTTTGTGGGCTAAGTTTTCAAGGTCTTTTAAACTATGGGAATAGTGAAGGTTATGAAGATTTTTTTGACATCTATAAAAAAATAGAGATTGAATGTGAAGTGCAAAAGTTTGAAGGGGCTACTGTTGGGGCATTTAATGCCAGTATAATCGCTCGTGATTTGGGGTTAACTGATAAACAAGATATCACTACTCAAGGTGAGAAAATAACTCCTAAAATAGATTTAACCAAATTCACAGATGATGAACTTAGACTTATTGCTGAATTACAACGCAAGAGCGGAGTTAGCTAAGAGAAACTATATTGACTTTGTAAAGTATGTAAAACCCGACTATGAGGCTAATTGGCATCATAACTTACTCTGTGAATACCTTGATAGATTTATTAAAGGAGAGATAAAGCGGTTAATGGTATTTATGCCTCCGCAACATGGTAAAAGTGAATTAGTTAGTCGTAATTTACCTGCTTATATTTTGGGTAAAAATCCTAAATCTAAGATAGTATTAGCTTCGTATAGTTCCGACCTATCTTGCACATTTAACCGTGATTGCCAAAGAATTATTGATAGTGAATTATACAAGGATGTATTCCCTGAGACCTTTCTAAATAGCACCAATATTGTGACTGCATCTAAATCGTGGTTGAGGAATAGTGAAAAATTTGAGACAGTAGGGTATGGAGGATTTTTGAAAACAGTAGGGGTAGGTGGTTCGCTTACAGGTACACCTGCCGATTATGCCATTATTGATGACCCTGTTAAGGATAGTATAGAGGCTATGTCGGGTACTTATCAATTTAGGAATTGGAATTGGTATAACGATGTATTGTACACCCGTATACACAATGACACAAGGATATTGATAACTCAAACGAGGTGGGATGTCAATGATTTAAGTGGGATGCTTTTAAAAAAGATGGAGGATGGTTCGGGGGAGCAATGGACAATATTAGTGCTACCTGCAATTAAAATAAACAACGATAATCCTGAAGACCCAAGAGCAATAGGCGAACCATTATGGGGTAGTAAACATGACCTAAAGAAGTTAAATATGGTTAGGTCGCAATCAATAAGGACATTCCAAAGCCTATACCAACAAGACCCTAAACCAACTCAAGCAGGGGGTGAATTTTATAAAGAATTTACAATAATTAGAAATGTCAAGGAGTTGACTTATAACCCCGATTTGCCTATCCATTTGACATTTGATTTTAATGTTAACCCTTATATGACTTGTTGTGTATGGCAAATAGTTAACAAAAAGTGTTATCAAATTGCCGAGATATGCACTAAGTCACCCAATAACACAACTAAAGGTGTATGTAATGAAATTAAAAGGAAATATCAAGGACATATGTCGGGGTGCTTTGTTTATGGAGACCCAGCAGGTAAACATGAAGACACCCGAACAGAAAGAGGTTCTAACGATTATACTATTATCCGCAATGAATTGGAAGTATTTAAGCCTCAATTGAGGATAGATACCAAATCGCCATCGGTAGTGATGAGGGCTAACTTTATCAATACGATATTTGCGAATGGCTTTGATGGCATAGAGTTATATATTGACAATAAGTGCGAAAATACCCTTAACGATTATTTATATTTGAAAGAGGACTCTGACGGCAAAAAGAAAAAAGAGAAGGCAAAAGACCCTTCCACAGGTATATCGTTTGAGAAGTTTGGTCACACATCGGATGCCAATGATTACTTCATATGTACGGCTTTTGCTAACGAATATTCCAAGTACCAACGAGGGGGTGCAAACATCCGCCCCCATGTCGGAAAAAATTATTCTAAGAATTTGTATTAATTATATAACTTTGCACTATGGCTTATCTTATTTTGTCCGATTATTGGAGGGGTATTCAAAAAGACCTACTAACTCAAATCATATCAGGTGAATATTCTTACTTATCCCAAGATGAGGCAGCATCGGTGGCAGAGGCTAAGTCGTACTTAGTTCAAAAGTATGATACATCGGTAGAGTTTCAAACTACTCAATTATACAATTACAATACTGCTTACAAGGGTAGAGAAAGAATCTACCTTGATGCAACAACATATAGCGCAACTGCTACATACACCTTCCATTCATTGGTATTGTATAACGGTTATGTGTATATCAATACTACCGCTATTACTACTCCTGAGGCTTGGAATGCTGCCAAATGGCAACAATTAGGTAAGCAATATGCTATATACTACATTGATACTATAAACCCTATATTTGACTTTTATACTTCATATAATGTTGGTGATATAGTTTGGTTTAAAGATAAAACTTATACTTGTATTGTTGACAATACTGGATACTTTCCTGATGCCAATCCCTACTATTGGGGTACAGGCACATCATATAGCGTACCGGGTAGTGGATTGCCAAGTGGTAATGCTGCATTTGTTTACGGAGATAACCGCAGCCCTCAGTTAGTTCTATATATTAGCGACATATTACTCTATCACATTGAGCGGAGAATTGCCCCTCAAAACATCCCCGACTTAAGGGTTAAGCGTTACGATGATGCTATTACTTGGTTGAAGAATGCTGCCAAAGGTGATACGATTACGGCAGATATACCATTAAGCCAACCGAATCAAGGGCGCAGGATAAGATATGGCAGCCGATTACCTAAGCAAAATAATAACTTCTAATGAGCCTACTGACCAATATATTCAATCGTTCAACCCCTGCACCTGTAATCAAGGAGGGAAGCAAAGCCCCTATCATTCCGTTGCAGATGCTTCGGATTCGTCAAGATGTAACCACTCGCAAGGCAGCCATAGATGAAGCAGAGAGGGCTTACTTTCCTTATCGGGTTAAGTTGCAACAGATGTATGTTAACACAAGAGAGAACGCCTTTATTCGGGCTTGTATTGACCGTAGAAAGGATTTGACATTATTAAGAAAGTGGGAATTTAAGAATGCAAATAATGAAATAGATGAGAATCTAACTGCATTGTTTTGTGAAACAATAGGAGGTAAGACGCAGATTAAGAGTTGGTTTTATAACTACATCAACACCGTTCTTGATGCTATTTACTATGGTTATTCTTTAGTCTATTTAGGAGATATTGTCAATGGAGAATTCCCATACATTGCCCCTGTTAAGAGGCAGAATGTTTCACCCGATAGGTATAACATTGGTTCATTCCCGTATATGGTTACAGGTGTGGAATTTCTTACCGATGAGCAGTACAAGGATTGGTATATTTATGCCTCGACACCCAATGAATTAGGAACATCACCTTGCGGTTATGGGTTATTTTGGGAGTTATCAATCTATGAAATCTTTTTAAGAAACCTTGTAGGTTTTAACGGGGATTTTGTTGAATTATTTGCACAACCTTTCAGAGTAGGAAGAACCAATAAAACAGAAGAATATGAACGGGCTGCTTTTGAATCTACTCTCTCCCAAATGGGTAGTAGCGGATATGCTATCCTTGATGATATTGGTGATAGCATTGAATTCATTGAGACATCGTTAGGTGGTAGTGGTTATAAGGGTTATGCTGACTTTGAAACAAGATTAGAGGCTAAGTGTTCGCAGTTAATTCTTGGTCATGCTGATGCTATTAAATCCGTACCGGGCAAGTTAGGTACACAGGGCGAAGGTTCACCTGCTGAGACTGCGTTACTTGATAAGCAGACAAAGGATGCTGCTTACTTATTGCCGTATGTCAACAAGGTATTATTTGACAAGATGCGGTCACTTGGGTTCAACATCCCCGATGGTGCAATGGCTTGTATGATGAATGACAACGAGGAGAATGAGATAGCAGGTCACTTTGCTGATATGGCGGTGAAGATGAAACAAGCAGG